AGGCCAGGCCGCCGCCGCGATTGCCGGCGTAGGTGCCTTCTGCGACGAGCATCTCACCCCATGGATCATTGACGATCACGGCGGTAGGCGTGGTGCCGATCACGATCAGCCAATGCCCGCCACCTGATGGCGCTGTAGCTGGTCCATGATGCAGGAAGCCGCATGGCACTGGGATGCCGCGGCCGATCTGCTGTTCAATGTCAGACCATCCGCAGTTCTGGCGAAACTTCGCCGTGATGCCGTAGGTAGCTAGCGCCTTGAGTTGCGCCTGCGGGTCAGTGGAATCACCAAAGCGCTGCACCACCTTGAGGTAGGTGTCATCTGCGTTGGCGCCCTTCAGCGCATCAGGCCGCAGGAATGCCACGAGCATGGCGCAGCTACTGCTGAAGCACATGCGATGCGCCTGCCCTGCTACCTGCGAATCGCGCTGGCTGTAGTAGGGCACCTTGAGTGGTCCGATCGCGCCAGTCTGCTGCTGCAACGGGCCGCAGAACAAAGCAACCTCAGCCGCGCGCCTGCGCTCAAGGCCGGCTAGCACGGCCTCGCCAGCGTGTACCCACTTCGGCAGTTCAGCACGGACGACATCACAAGCGTCCTCGCCAGCCAGTAGACGCTTCCGCAGCGTGCTGCCTTCTAATGCACCGAGGCCCAGGTTGTAGGCAAAGCTGGTGATCGCCGCCACCTGCTCCGGCCGCCAGGTGCGCGCCATCGGCAGCAACTTGAGCACACCAGCGCCGTAGATGTGCTCCACATCATTGGCCAGCATCTCATCGGCCATCGCTTGGCTGATGGCGTCGCCGATCTTGACCGGTGCATCGAGCAGCTTTGTGGATCCCCATCCGATGGTTGGCACGCCAGCAGGGCAGAGGTATGCCTGCAGCCTGCAGCCCTCAAACTCCTTGATAATCTTCAGCGCAGGTGCCAGCCATGATGGCGCCAGTGGTGGCTTCACATCAGGCGCTGCGCGATACAACTCAGCAAACTCAGCCAGCTGATCAACGCTTAGCTGCTCCTGCAGCCAGTTCCATGCTGCCAGTTGATGCGGCTGCGCCTTGTACCACTTCGCAGCATCCGCGAGTTGGATGATACCCACGATCAGCGGCGGCGCTTTTTGTTGTTCTGGCTATTGGCGATGCCTTGCAATGCACCGATGATGAGCTGCACCCATCCGTTGGCTTTGACCTCAGGCAGGTAGCTCAGCAGTTCACTACCGGCCAGCAATGCAACCGCGATTGCTGCGATCTCTTCAGCCGTCATCATCCTGATGCGTGTGCCCCTAGGCTAACCGCGCGGCGCATGAGTAGCTGCTGGCGGCTGTTCCAGGTGGATGCGTGGATTCATCGCATCAATCACAAACGGCATCACTACAGACAGGATCGCCACTGCACCCATTGCCACGGCTACCTTAGTCTCAATTTCACGCATCCGCGTAAACAGGTTGTTCATATCATTGCGCCGTTCTGCCATCTGCACCAGGACAGATTCAATCTTGCCCTCCATGGTGCCGAGCTTATGGTAGATGTCGCCATGCGACACATGATCGGGATCCATGCGCGGCTCTGTCACCTGTTCAGGCTAACTACCGCTTGCGGCGCCGCCGACGATGGATGCCGCGACTGATCTAGCCACGCCTGGCGCATAGCCATTCACGATGGCTGGTACGCTCAGCATTGTGATCGAGACATCAACGTAGCCGCCAGGGCGGTGCGTTTCCTCCGGCGCAGAGGCATAGCGCCAGTAAGTGGAGCTTGGCACCAGATCGGTGAAGCTGGCGTGGCCGGCCCATGCCTCAGCGCTAAGTGGAAAGCTGATGTAACCGCCCTGCTGTTCGCGGTAGTGATCGCGCAGTAGCTTGGCCTGGGCTGCGGTTAGCGCAACAAAGCCCAGCTCTAGGTTGTGCCCGTAGGCGATGGCGCCATGCTTGAAGCGAATCGAGCCGCCACCGAAGCCGCGTTCTTCTGTGACGGGATACACGCCCATGCTGTAGCGGCGTGTGGCCGGCTTCAGCGCAGGGAACGTCGCCATTAGTTCTGCAGCGTGATGGTGCTGCTGCCGAGGCTGAAGGTGGCGCCGGTGCTGCTCACATCACCGCCGAAGTCCACGTAGGCCACTAGCTCATCAGCACTGCTGGCACCGCCGCGGGACTTGTAGTACACCGCGCCCCTGGCGGTGATGGTAGCCGTGGCCCAGCTGACAGCAGCAAAGCTCAGGGTCACCTTGTCGTTGGCAGTGTCCTTGGTGACAGTACAGACTGATGCGACGCCACCTGCGGTGTAACCGGTGCCGCTGACTTCATTGGTCACGTCATCGCGCTTGTCGTGCGTGTCCTTATTTGGTGTGTAGGTACTGGTGACGAGCATCACCTTGAAGCTGTCTGTGTCGAAGTCGATGGCGCCGCGCGCCATGTCGTCGATGCAGGAGTTGTAGATGAGGCTTGCCATGGTGCGGATGCGTTGGTGTCAGTCTAACTGTGAAGCCTAGGCGGCATAAAACTCAGAGATCGCCACGTAGCTTGCATCAACCACGCGGATGTATCGTGCTGTAACAGCGGCAAATTTGCCTGGGGCCGTGAATGTATAAATGCCGTTCGCGGCAAACGTGCCAGTGTTGAACAATGTGGTCCATGTGCTGTCATCATTAGATGTTTGCACATTCCTATTCTCGGTGTATGACTTGCTCCAGCCGCCAGGGATGCTGCTTGTAGCAGTGCCGATCGTTACTGAGGTGATGTAAATGGAATAGCCATAATCTATCTTCACCCAGTCGTCGCCTGTATTATTGTTGGTTGCTACGCCCGTGTTGGCGAATGATCCATCAGTCATGATGGCAGCAGAAATTGCCGTGGTTCCGGCGTATTGAGATGACTGCGAGTAGACCCCTACAGGCCCTGGCCATAGACCAGCCCGTTTCGCAGTAACTTGCTCATCCAGCAGCCACAGGCCAGGTAGCGATGTAGTAGGGGCCGGTGCGCGTCTGACGCCAATCAATCCGCCATTGTTGCCGAGCATCAGCTGATCTCCTCATAGCTGATGACCAGCTCCAGGTCGCCGGTGGCGCTGGCCAGTGCTCGCAGGCTGTCGCCTTCTTCGAGGTAGATGTACGCCTCACGGGTCACCAACACCTGCGTGGCATCAGCCGGTACGCTGATCGTCTTGGCAAGGTAGAAGTCAGTGGTGCCGTTGTAGTAGCTCAGGCTGATGTCAGCGCTGTTGGTGCCGTCCACGTTGGCGCAGTAGACGCTATTGATCTTCAGCACCTTGCCACTAGCGGCGCTATTGGTCAGCGCTGCAGCAAGGCTGGTGGTGACTGCATAGCCGTCACTTTTGCCCGTGATCGTGGTTGGGCTTTTAAGGTTAGGAGCGGCCATGTGTCATCAATTCCCCCACCATTCTATGTAGGCCAGCGACTCCCAACCATAAAGCTGCACTGACATGTCGGCCCAGTAGTCAGCCGCGACGCCACCGCCTGCTGCAGTGCCGCCCTCCAGCGATAGCGTGATGCTTTCTGTGAGGCCATTGGCGCTGCCATCAACGCCAGGCGCGCCAGCGGCCAGGGATGCAGCAATGCTGGCCGCGATGCCGTTAGCTGCACCGAGACTGGTAGTAATCGTGCCATCAAAGCCCGGCACCACAAAACCAGTGGCGGCAAAGGTGATCGAGACAGTTTTGCTCAGGCCGTTAGCGGCTCTTGCAGCGCCTGGCGTAAGCAATGTATTGACGACGTACCAGGCGCCATCAATGACTGCACCGTCTGGCGGCACCGTTTCAAGCGTTAGCTCGACGTTATAGCGGTCGCAATAAACATCCTCTACCGTAGGCGGCTCGATGTAGCGCCACTGATAACCGCTTAGCTGGTAGTCGCCAGCAGTAACACCAGACCACGCATCAGACGACAGCGCAAAGCTATTGAATGTGCCGTATTGGCCGTTGTAGTGGCTCAAGATGCTGAGCATATCGGCCTCGGTAAGCGCCGTGAAGGTCAGCCGCACCTGACTGGCGAGCATCACATTGCTATGGCGCACGCGGTTCTGCCAGCCGCTATAGGTATCGAACGGCGTGTGCGGATAGTCGCCTGGCGTGAAGGTGCGGCCGCTTGGTGTGATGCTCGGGAATACTGCCATCGCTACCACCTACCATCCGGGCATTTTGCCTGCGGGATGCGTGCTTTCAGTTGCATCATGCAGCCGCATACCTTGCAGCGCCAGAGCGGTAGCTCAAGCTGCGGGCAGGCTTTGCAGATAGCGAGGCGGTCTTGCATCATGTTGGGTATGTATAGATCACTGCATTTGTAGTAGCATCGCGGATCTCGGTTACGCTGCTGCCATCGGTTGTATTGCCGCCAGTAAACTCAGCCTCTCCTGGATGAAACGATGTTGGCGTGCCAGTATAGTAGAGGTTTGTTGTGGTTAGCTGCACGACATTGCCTGACACGTCATATCCTTGCCATTCATACCGCAAAATGCCACCAATCATGCTAGGCCCAGTGCGCCATGCGGGCTGGCCATAGCTAACGAAGCTCGTGCCTCCGCCAACGTATGTGCCATCAGACTTCTCATACCTTACGTTGTAACCGCTTGAGAACTTTTTGCTCAGATCCAACGCCGCCTCAGTGGTGTTAATCGGGCCGTATGTGATGATGCCGGTGCCATCATTGCAATCGACTGTACCGTAGATCTCTTGCCCCACGTTGTTTTTGGTTAGCACCAGGCTCGGATAGTTAGCAGGGATGTTGGTGATATTGATGACACCATTTTGGTCGAACCATCCAACGATAGGCGCGCCACTGCATGTATTAGGCGGCGTTCCGATGGCGCCAGGTGTAGCGCCGGCCTGGCCAGTTGGGTTTGCAATCGGCATCGGTGGATTAGTGCCTGAATCTTGCCCGTCATCTGGATTCGCTGTGCTGCCTGTGTAGCGGGCTCCTCCAAACCCGCCACCGCCGCCGGATGACCCTATGCCAATTGGTGATGATACTGCAGCAGCGCCAGTGCCATTGATGGAAGGTATTGGCGTAACTATTTGCCCTTCTGTGAATCCACTGCCAGGATCAGTGACAATAAAATCTATTAACTCGCCGCCGATGACGCTAGCGCTTCCTTCTGCGTCAACGCCGCCACCTGAGCCATCAGATGGCCCTATGTCAATTCCCGTATATTCACCGTCAGTCAAGCCGGACCCAGGATCAGTGATTGAAACGTCAATAATCCCGCCATCATCATCCGTAGTTATGACTGTTAATTCAAAATCGCCAGGGCTAGTCTCTGGGTCATTGACGTCTCCTTGTTCGATAAACTCTTCGGCTGGGATGTTATCACCACCATCGCCGCCGCCAGGATTGATGTCGCAAGATATGCCTGTGCGATTGCTCGCAAGTACAATGCCTGTTCCCGAAGCAGCCGCAACATCCAAAGCGATCAGACTTCGGCTTTGTGCATCAGTCGGGAAATGCGTGGCTTCGTAGCTCACATCACCAGCCAGTGTCTTTGTAATCCGCTCGATCTGATATAAATAACTATGGATTGACGCCACCCCATTTGTTGCATCCCGCACCAAGGCTACCGCGACAATATCGCCTACGGTGACAATTGTCGTATGAGCCTGCGGACGAGCCGTAAACCGGATGGAATGCGTTGGGTAAACACGTTTCGCCAAAATATAGGTAGCGACTTTGACAGCATGATCCTCGCTAGTGCAGAACGCGCTGAGATCATGTGTCTCGTATGGCCCGCTCTCGGCAGTGCCGGCATAACGCACCTCCGCTGTACGGATAATGCCGATGTCGCTTTCCAGCTGCTGGCGCCAGATCACCTGCGCAACAAATGGCAGCCGATCGGCCAAGGACAGGTAGTCAATCTCAACGGAGCCTGCAATCACCGTGTCATCAGTGAATACATACTCAGGCGTGATCGCTGTGGTCTTGATCTGCCCTGCTGCGGTAACAGGCAGCAGTGGACGCAGGCCCTTCTTGCCGCCATTGTTGGACTCACCTAGCAGGAAGTACGGCGCCCATTCCGCGACGAGATCAGCGTAGTTTGTGCTCTCTCGCAGTTCGCAGTTGCAGGTGAAGCCGTTGTATTCCAGGAAGGTAGCAGCTGACAGCAATGCTGCATTGTCAATCATCGCGTTCGGCACACGCGATGTATTCACCAGCAGCCACTTCACAAGATCCGTGAAGTTATCGCTAGGCCCGGTCACGCTGTCATAGATCCGCGTGACATGCATCCCGCCACGGATGAACAAATGCACCTGGCGGTTGTACTGATCGAACCCATCTGGGATCGTGACATTAAAGCTCAGCGTGCTGATGTTCGGGTACAACCCAACGCTGCCGCAGAAGTACGGTGCAGCGGGCAGGTCATAGCCAACCTGCTGCGTGATGTAGTTGCCCGGCGCCCACGTTCCAGCGCGACGGTCATAGGTCTGCGTGTGATCGCCAACGCGGCACGCCTGCTGAAATACATCCTTTACCGGGATGCTGTCGATCTGCCCTTCACTCAGCGGCAGGTGGTAGTAAGCGGTGACATTATTGCTGGCGTCATTCTCGAAGCGGGCTTCACTGGCGCCAGGCCTGATGAGGATGCCGCCCTTGCTATTGCGGAATCGGGCAAACACGATCGGCACCGGTTCGCCGATCTGGATGAAGCGCTGCGGGGTATCGAGGTCTGTACTTGCTTCTGCAGCGCCACCAGGCGTTGGTGCATTGATCTGCCCGGACTGGATCGCCAGCAGCGCCAATGGGTCGGTGGTCGTAATCCAGCTCATTCGCGCACCCCTTGACCCATGATG